AGCCAATCTCTGTGTACCAGCTGTATTGGTTGCTGTAGGTATATATGTATTTATATCTTCTTGGTCTGAGAATCTAACAAACATATCATCTTGTGTTGTAGGATCACCAATTGTTGTTTCTGTTCCATAAAATACTAAGTGACGATCTGGTGTTGATACAATCATATGTCTTGATGCAGTTGGAGCACCAGATATAACTGTTGCTCTTGTTACTGTTGCGTTTGCTGCTGATGAATCCCACTCAAAACAAGCACCATCATGAATTAAACAAATAGCTTTGTCGCCAAAATTATCTAATGACCACATACCAGGATCTAATGCAAGACCCTCAGCTGTTTGTTGGTTCCATGCAGTAAAGTCACTCGTGTCAGTAACTGTTGCACCATCTGAATGCGCAGCTCTTGTTGTCCCTCTAACTGCTCTTGTGATTCCTGTTAATGTTGTGCCACCTGTAACTCCTGTATATGAAATTTCTTCAGTTCCTACTTTTATAAAATTTGTTCCTGTATCTGGAAATTGTGTAGCATCTGCTAAAACAATCGATGTTCCTGAACCACCTGTTCCAAATGTATTATCTCCTAAAGCTCCATTTAAAGTTGTAGTACCAGCAGAAGAGGCTTGTCCACCCCAAGAATTAAGTCCCCACCCATAACCTTTTTCTTGAACAGGTGTGCCTACAGGATAATAATGTTGAACTCTTATACCTCCTGATGTTGTTGCACCAGAACCTGTTTCGTTTGATGGCATTGTAATAGTAATTGTTGAAGATGTTGGAACGCTTGTAACCATAAATTTTTTATTATCAAAATCAGAAGCTGAATAATTAGAATTAGTAATTGCAGTAAAATTATCTAATAAAATTATATCATTTACATTAATACTATGCGAACCACTAAAAGTTATAGTAACAATTGGTGATCCGTTAGTCGTGCTAAATGCACTAGTAAGCGTTGTTGTAGATTTGATAGGATGTATGTCATAGAATGCACCACCTTGAAAAGCATATAATATTCTATTTGTACCTATTATAGCGTACCTTTGAGATAAACTGTTTAAAAAATGATGAAGACCTCTGCCAGCTCCTGTTAATTCATTTTCATTAACATTTCCTAATTGATTCCATCCTCCTATTTTTTCAGGAGTTCCGTATCTAAATCTAACATTATCACAATCAACCCATTGGCCTTCTGCTGTGGTTTCTGAGACTTGTTTATTAATTCCTGGTTGAAAACCTATTTTTTGTAGCATAATCGACCACTATATATGAAAAACTTTAGTTTTCAAATCATATTAATATTGCTATTTATTCCTAAATTCTGTTTTTTTTGAACCAACCAGGTAAACCTAAGTGATCTCTTCCATCAAAAATATTTTGTTCAGCACCTTTAGTTTTCTGATTATTATAATGTAAAAAAACTTGAACACATTCTTGACCCTTAAAAGGTTTTCTCCAGTGTTCTAAGTCAACTCCTCTATAAATTAACATATCACCTGGTTTTAAATTAACTTCTATTCCTTTTGTTTCACCTGAAACGTATGCTACATAATTTTCTTTCCAACCTCCTTTTGTACAATTAGGTTCTAAATATACTGGCCAAGGGTCTCCACCTAAATTCATCGTTGTAGATATCTCACAACTAAATCTATCTTTATGTCTTTTTAATTCATCTCCTTTTTTATAAAGTCTGGCATACGTATAAGAAGGATATAGTTTTAAATTAGTGGCTTTTTCCATTACAGGCTGTACCTTTAATAATAAGGTGTCCATTGCAATATCAGAATAACAACAATATGTATCAGGTATTTGATCTTGTGTTGTTTCATAAAAACCTAACATTTTTTCAAAAGGTGAAATATATTTTTTCTTAGTACAAGTATCAAAAACTTGTTTTTTCATAGCAAAATAATTTGCTAAAAAAGATGCAAGGTCTTTGTCTATTGCATTTCTTATTACGATGTATTTATTTTTTTTAAAACTCATAATTAAGTTTTTGTTGAAAGAAAATTACTTATTGAATATCTTCCAAAACCTTTCTTTTTTGTTTTAGATTTTATTGGAGTTATTTCATGATAATAAAAAGAAGGAAATAAAACCAGTCTATTATTTTTACATTCTACTATTTTTTTAATTCTATTAAACTTTAAATCACCACCATTAAATGCTTTAGGTTTTTTATAAATAAAAATAAGAATAGTAAACTGAAAAACATCAAAATGTTCTTTATAAGAATCATTGTTTTCATAATAATTAATTATTGTATTAGAATGATTTGTACTTATAAATTGTTCATATATCGCCGTGTTTGTACTTTTAAATGTATCTTTTATTTTTTTATGAAAATTTTTATTTTGAAATTTTTTAATAGAGTTTAAAATAGGAGAATATTGTGCACCTTCGTTTGAGTACAAAGTGTAAGGACTTATTCGATGAGCTTTTATTTTGGATACTCCATTCGCATCTCTTGCAGCATTTACAGGATCTCCTGAGTCCATAATTTTTGTATGTAAAAAATCTAATTCTTTATAAACAAAATTTAATTCTTGTTTATTATACCAATTATCTACAACTAAAAAATTATCTAATGTTTTCATTTTTTAACTATCTTTTGCCATTTCTTTTGGCACTGCTTGTATGTTCCAATGTATAAATCTAAAAGGTTCTATACCAAAGTCTATACTAAACTCGTGTTCTAAAAACCCTGGAAAGATAATTAATGTACCTGGTGTTGGTTTAAAGTGAATTAATTCTGATCCACCCCACACACCGTTTTGATCTGGTTTCATTTTTAATTTTGTAGCTCTGGCACCTGTTCTTGGTTCGTGAAATACAGGGTAAGAAGTTTTATCACTACACTTTAAAAAGTAAAAACCCGATACATGTTGATTCCAATGTATATGTGCACTGTGGTGACCACCACCTTTTTTAGCAAACTCTTGTACCCACATTTCACTAAACATAGTTGTGTATCGTTTCATATCAAAACCTTGATGGTCTAAATATTCCCAAGACTTTTGACCAATGTAATTTCTAAAATCTATAAAATCATTGTCAACTGTAAGTGGTGTTGAGTGATATGATCTTCCAAAGTCACCAAACTTTTTTATATGTGTTTTAGCTTCTGGAAAATTTTTAGCAGCTTTAATATATTTATTAGAAGCTTTATCTAATGACTTAACAAATTCAGGTTTTTGTTCTGCCCAAATTGGCGTTTTAAAATGATTATGAATTTCCATTATTTAAATGGATATCCTAAAGTCCACATGACTAATGAATATCTTGTTCCTTTCGTTACTGGTTTAACTCTATGCCACATAAATGAGGGAAATACAATAATAGATCCTTTTGGTAATATTTGTTTACATTGTATTAAATGTTTAGATTCATCTCTCATGGGTGGGTCGTAGTTTCTCAAATCAAATTCTAGTTCTCCTCCTTTATATTCTGAACCATCTGTAAGTTGACAGGTCATAGACAACTTTCTAATCTTACCATTATCAGGGCCTTTTCTTTTATAAGGACTACAGAAACTATCACAGTGCCAATTATAAAATTGACCTAGTTTGTATTTAGTAAACTGACAAGGTTGAGACCAATCAAATTGAAAATTCCACCCTGCATTTTTATTTGCTTTGTTTAAATAAGGTTGTATTTCTTTGTATATCCATTGATCCTCTAACCAGACAACATCTGATTGTCTTTTTGTTTGAAGTTTTTTAACATCTTCATCTGAAAAAGATTTGCTATCAAAGTCTCCTGCTCTAGCTACCTTTTCTTTTTTATTTAATGCGTGTGCAATTACGTCATCACAAAACCTAGGAGTTAAGGCTGATTCAAAATACCAATAATTATGTTCTAAATTCATATATCTTTATTGTCTGTAAGTCATTTTTAAAACAAAATTTAATTCTTTATTTTGATTGTTAGTTATAAAATACATATTTGATGATGGAAAAATAATATACTTATTGTGTGTAAGATTTACTTTCCAATATTGTTGTTTTTTTCTATTATTATCATACAAAATCGTAACATAACATTCTTCTACACCTACTCCATATAACATTGTGTAATCTGCAGAATCTTTTAAAGATTCAAAATTTATATCCATGCAAGGCTTTGTTGTTTCATTAGGTTGAAAAATAAACCCTTCTCTAGTTTTACTCAAAACAGGTATGTCATGTTTAGCGTTTAAATAGTTTCTAATATATGTGTCTAGTTTATCTAAACTTTTGGACATTGGAAACTTTTCAGTAAAAGTATATTTAAATATATCAAGAGCCAATTCAGGTCTATTAATTTCAAAATACTTAGGCATGTTAACGTCGCCAAAATACAAAGCTTGTTCTGTTAATACTTTCTTTTCCAT